CCGCCGCCACCGAAGGGGACGTTTTGAAGCATGACGCCCTGACCCGCGATGAACTCCGCGCAATTTTCAACGATGCTCGTCAGTCTCAGTCGACCCTCAAGAACGCCTTCCTCGCTCATGGCTTTGCGTCGATCCCCGATGCTCTGGCCGTCTATGAGAATCGTCAAGACGTTCTTGCGCATGTCAATACCTATGGCATCGCAGAAAACGTTGAATATCTCTTCCCGGATGCTCGCTCTTCCAGCGCCACTCCCGAGTTCATCAAGCGCAAGACCGAGTGGGTCTCCAAAGTCTTCGGCGGAGCCAAGCACATCCCCTTTAGCCGCATCAAGACCATCATGGCCGACATCACTGCTGATGAAGCTCGCGCCAGGGGTTATGTCAAGGGCAACGAGAAGGTTGATGAAGTCATCACTCTTCTGAAGCGCACGACCGATCCCGTCACCGTGTACAAAAAGCAGAAGCTCGATCGTGACGATATCATCGACATCACAGACTTCGACGTTGTTGTCTGGCTGCGCGCTGAAATGCGCATGATGCTCGAAGAGGAAATTGCTCGGGCTCAGCTTGTTGGCGACGGCCGCAGCTCCATGTCCGACGACAAGATCAAGGAAGACAAGATCCGTCCGATCGCCACCGACGATGCCGTTTACACGGTTCCGGTTGTGATGGCCGAGTCTGTCACGGTTGCTCAGATGATCGACGCCATCATTCTTGGCCGCAAGAGCTACCAGGGTACTGGCACTCCGACATTCTTCACAACTCCTGACATCAATGGCGACATGCTCCTTCTGAAGGACAGCACTGGCCGGAGACTGTACAACACCGAAGCTGATCTGGCCGCTGGCATCCGTGCTCGCGAGATCGTTGAAGTTCCGGTCATGGAGAACAAAATCGTTGTTACTCTTCCTGCGGCACCTGGCGTTGCTGGTAGCCAGAAGCGCCTTATCGGCGTCTCTGTCAACATGAGCGACTACTCTCTTGGCGCAGACAAGGGCGGCGCTGTTGCCATGTTCGACGACTTCGACATCGACTTCAATCAGTACAAATACCTGATCGAAACTCGTTGCTCTGGTGCGTTGACCATGCCTCACTCTGCCATCGCCTACTGGAAGACCGAAGCGATCGCGCCCCTCTAAGTCTTGATCAACAAATTCAAAATGGAAGGAGGTAGCCTATTATGGCTAAGTTTTCTGGCATGATAGGTTATGCCATCCAGAGCGAGACTGCCCCAGGGGTCTGGGAAAATCAAATAACCGAGAAGAGTTATCGAGGTGATATTCTTCTATCTCAACAGAGATGGGAGAAGACGGAGAACGCTAATAACAATCTCAACCTCGATAACTCTATCTCGGTTATCGCAGATCTCTATGCCTATGCAAACTCTGGATTTATAAAATACATTGTATTGCATGGGCAAAAGTGGAGTGTTAAATCACTTGCTATTAACAGACCTCGAATCGTTCTACAGATTGGAGGGCTTTACAATGGCGGGTAGTAGGCTCGACTTGCATGCTATTCTAATCGGTATTCTCGGGACAGGAGGCAGCGCCGTATCCCGTGTATATTTCCAACCACCGGCCTCGATTAGGATGGAGTATCCATGCATTATTTATAAACGTTCCAATCGGAAGGACTTCTTCTCGAACGATCGAATATATTTAGGCATGAAGCAATATCTAGTCACGGTGGTAGATAAGAACCCCGATTCCCTAATACCCGACAAGGTATTAGATCTACCATATTGCTCTGTTTCCACACACTTTGCGGTAGACGGTCTGAATCATGATGTCTATACGCTATATTACTGAAAAGGAGAAAATAATCATGAGTAGATTAGCTTGGGACGCCACTGGTGAGAAATTTGCCGAAGCTGGTATCAAATACGGTGTACTGTACCCCATGTCCGGTGGCGTTTACAGCGCTGGCGTGGCCTGGAATGGTCTGACCTCAGTAGGCGAAGCTCCTACTGGTGCAGAAGCTACGCCCTTCTATGCCGACAATCAGAAGTACCTTGAGATCATGTCCGCGGAAGAATTCGCTGGCACTATCGGCTGCTATACCTATCCCGATGCCTTCAAATCCTGCGTCGGCGAAGGCGCCCTTACCACTGGTATTTCCATTGGGCAGCAGACACACACCAAGTTCGGCCTTGTGTATCGTACAGAGATCATCAACGACACAGAGGGCGTAGACTATGGCTACAAACTTCACATTGCCTACAACGCTCTCGCTGGCATCTCTTCTCGGGACCACACGACAATCAACGATTCTCCCGCGTTTGAGGAACTGAGCTTCGACTTCACGGCGACCAAGGTTAACGTGACCGATTCGAGCCCGACAGCTCATTTGGTTATCGATTCTTCGAAGGTTAGCGCAGTAACACTGGCGACATTCGAAGACATTCTGTTCGGAACTGTTGGCGTCGATCCTCGCCTTCCTCTTCCGGACGAAATCAAAGCCCTGTTTATCGGCGGAGCACCCTCTGCGATCACCGTGTCCATCCTTCCTGCTGACGATGCAACTGCGGTTGTTGTTAGCGCGAATGTTGTTCTCACGTTCAACAACCAGATCGTGGAAGAAGCAATCACCGTTACCTCTGCTGCAGGGGTACTCATCGCTGGTGCTAAGACTTGGGACACGGCTGGAAAGGTTCTTACTTTCGATCCGACCTCGAACCTTTCGGCTGCCACAATGTACCTCGTCACGGTTGCTGGCGTAGTGGATATTTACGCGCAGACACTTGCTGCCACCGTCAAGAAGTTCACCACGGCGTAATATCCTCAATGATATTGGAGGCCCTCTGAAATACGGGGGTCTCCTTTATTAAATCAAATCATAATAGTAGAAGGAGATTAGTACTATGTTGAAACAATCCGTATCCTATACCGACTATGATGGTAATCAGGCCACCCTCATCTGCTACTTTCACTTGAACAAGTTCGAATGGTTGGAACTTGAGACGTACACCAAGGGTGGACTCATTCAAAACCTCGAAAGTGCGTTGGAAACTAACAACGCAAAGAAGACAATTGATCTCCTGAAGAAAATCATCCTTCGTGCCTATGGCGAGAAGAACCCTGAGACTGGTGTCTTTGAAAAGGACGACGACCGGGCCATTCGTTTCAGCAAGACCGAAGCCTTCAGCGAACTTTTCTATGATCTCGCATATGACGAGACGAAATCCAGAGAATTCTTCCTTGGACTCATCCCTCCCGAAGTTCGCGCGAAGGCCCAGGAAGAACTCGACAAGGCGAAGACTGTGTCATTTCCCGTTAAGAGGATCGAGGAATAGGAGGTCTGAATGCTTGAGATAATAGTACCAGAGAATGAGTTCTATCATCCTGGGAAGAACAAATTTATCACAGTTCCTTCTTGCACACTATCTCTCGAGCATTCATTGATCTCCATTGCTAAGTGGGAATCAAAATGGCACCAACCTTACCTAAATGCCCAGAAGAGAACCTCAGCGCAAGAGTTGGATTATGTACGATGTATGGTCATCGGAACTGTTAAGAATGACTACGTGTTCTCAGCGCTTTCGCCTGAGAATATTAAACAGATCCAGGAATACATCGACGACACAATGACGGCTACGACTTTCTCAAAAACTCCACATTCAACGTCAAAACAGATAGTCACAGCGGAGATTCTATATTCACGGATGTTTGCCAATAATATTCCTATGGAATGTCAAAAATGGCATTTAAATCGTCTACTTTGTCTTATACGAGTCTGTGATGCAAGTGGTGCTCCGCCATCTAAGATGAGCAAAAAGGACACAGCAGCGCGCTATGCTGATCAAAATGCTCTACGTAGGGCTCAGTTTAAATCAAAAGGTTAGTTCTATAACAATTGAGGAGGAAAATAGGCATGATTAAAATGACTCAACGTGGGTCTTTTAGGAATGCCGAACGATTCTTCGATAACAGCAAAAATCTCAGTCGTAGGCTTAGAACCGCGTTCGAGAGATATGGCGCACAAGGAGTCGAAGCGCTTCGATCGGCGACCCCTATAGACAGTGGCCTAACTGCAGACAGTTGGTCATATACCATTGAGAAATGGGGGATTGGATTCAACAATTCCAACATTCAAGGTGGTTACTCTGTAGCGCTTTTAATTCAGTATGGGCATGCTACAACAAGAGGTGCATATGTTGAGGGTATCGATTTCATTAATCCTGCTCTTAAACCCATATTTGATTTAATCGCTATAGAGTGTTGGAGGGAGGTTCAAAACTTATGAATAACGACAAGATTGACAGACGGATAGTGGAGATGTCTTTCGAGAATGATGAGTTTGAGGAAGGCATCTCCAAATCCAAAAATAGTTTACAACAGTTTTCAAAAGCCCTCAAGAATTCAGATATTGGCGGAGGATTTGTCGGTCTTGATAAATCCATAAGCTTTATGGCTAGATCGTTTTCTGTTTTTGAACAAATTGCAGTTGGCGGCCTTCGTAGGATTGGTGAATCTGCAATTACTGCTGGCGCTCAACTTGTAAAATCTTTGACAATTGGGCAAGTCAGTGGTGGGTTTACCGAGTACGAAATGAAGATGAACACGATACGGGCAATCATGAACTCTACAGGAGAATCCGCAATCGATGTTCGCGAGAAACTTAAAACTCTCGACGACTATGCCGATAAAACGATTTTCAGCACCAAGGACATGTTTGACAATTTGGCGACATTCACGAATGCTGGAATTCCGTTAGAAAAAGCTACAAAGGCCATGATCGGTATTGCTAATGCTACGGCTTATGCAGGACAAGATGCTAACGCGGCCATGTACGCATACAGAAACTTCTCAGATGCCATTTCAAATGGGTTCATGTCCTTAACGGACTGGCGACTCAGGCCGGTAGCGCTTGCTCCATCGCCTTGGCTGTAGAAGATTTTTTGGCTGGCCGCAGGGAATTGACGCCCGACAGCCACAAGCTCAGCCAGAATTCCGGCTCCTTGCCCTCCAGCGCTGCCTTTGCCGCTTTCTTCGCGTACCAGGGCACGCAGCACAGCGCTTCTCTTGTACGTTGTGACCCCAGCACGGCCCGCAGGTCGGCGTCCTGATTCGATAGTTGATCGTATGGAATCATCATCAAGGACTCTACCCTCTGAATCTCTGAAGGTTCCAGTTGGTACGTCAAAGGTAAGAAGGTTCGGGCCTGCATGGTTTAAAGATTTTAGCGACGTTTTGATAAGTGATTCAATGTTTCCAACATCATCACCATAAGTCCAGCGCATAGGCGGAACACCAATGACACTCGCACCATCCGCTTGTCGCGGGTGCGGTGCAATGTGGCGCGTGGTGCCAAACTTCAGGGCTGACGATAACATGTGCTCGGTGCGCCTACGCATGGCCGCGTCACTCAGTCCGGCTGGGTCTCCGATCAGAATGCGACCGGTGTTGTGCGCAAATGTGGCGGCGATGTTGTAAATCTTTCCGCCGTCGCCGCCTTCTTTCAGTGCCGACACGTCGATGTAGACACTCTCCACGTCATCAGGAACCGCTTCGGCATTGTTGCCAGGTCGGTCGGTGATGGGTGTTTGGGATTCTCCATCCGGGTTGTCGATCATCCCGTAGGCTTGCGGGCCATAGGGATTGATGCCGCGCACCATCATCTTGGCTTTTCCGCCGTCCGGCATGGTCAGCACGTAGGTTTTCACCAGTCCGGGGAATTTCGACTTTTTGACTGTGATGTCGGGGTCTGTGTCGGCTGCAATGCCTTCCACTGTGTCCTTGTCCGACTTGGGCAAGGCAAACAGTTCATCGTTTTCGCTGAGTGCTTTCAGGGTTGGCTGAGTGGCATTTGTGCCACGGCTAAACATCGCCACACCCTTGTCGGTTTCCTTGGTCTGGATGGTGTTGACAAATGCATCGAACGCTTTGTTCATCGCCTTGCGTTCTTCGCCAGACGGATAGGGCCGCTTGGCACCCCATGGTGTCAGGATGCCAGCGTTTTCCGGCGCGTGATTCAGGAATGGGCTCTTGCCGTCCTTGGCCGCAATCATGTCCTCAACGTAGCCTTGGAACGCCCGCGCCGCCATTTCATGCGGGCTGGTCCAGTAGTCGCCACCCCGGCCCTGATCCAGGCTCTTGGCATCCATGGCAAAGCTGGTGGGCACGTTCTTGGTTTTGGTTTCTGCGTTGTTGGCAGCGGCCAGCATCTTCAGGCGCTGGTCATAGCGCGTGATGTAGCTACGCAGGCCGTCGGCCACGCCAGTCCGGTCAGCATTGAAGCCAGCTCGGCCACGCACCGCCTTGTAGATGTCGCTGATCTTCTCCAGCGATTCATTGGTGTGGCGGCCAATCATGGCCCCGCGTGCCTTGATGGATGCGTTGGCGTTGGTGTACTTCCACTCAGTTTCCAGCCCCCGGCCTTCCACCAGGGCGGCAGCCACGGCA